ATATGATATGATTATGAAAACATCATCAGTACTAAGATCTAATGATGTATCTTTCATAGGTGCGGATGGTAATATTACTGTTCTTGTAGCAGATAAAAAGAATGCTACATCTAATGCTTGGGACTCTGTTGTAGGAACTACTGATAAAACTTTTAAAGTGAATTTTAGAATAGATAATTTTAAAATGCTTGAAGGAGATTATGAAGTTTCTATTTCTAAGAAAAGGATTTCTAAGTTTGCTTCAAAGATGAATGACTTGACTTACTTCATCGCAGTTGAAGCTGACTCTACATTTGACTTTTAATTTATTATGAGATTTATATTATGGATGAACAATTCATTTGGGTCGAGAAATATCGTCCTAAAACTATTGATGAGTGTGTCTTACCAGAAAGTTTAAGAGATACATTCAAAGAGTTTGTTGCAAGTGGGCAACTACCGAACTTCCTGTTCTGTGGTTCTGCTGGTTGTGGTAAGACTACTGTAGCCAAAGCACTTTGCAATGAAGTCGGTGCTGAGTATCTGTTCATTAATGGATCGGAGGAATCTGGCATTGATGTGATACGAACTAAAATCAAAAACTTTGCTTCGTCTGTTTCCCTGACAGACTCAAAGAAAATCGTTATTCTTGATGAAGCTGATTATCTTAATCCGAACAGTACTCAGCCAGCACTGAGAGCATTTATCGAAGAGTTCTCTGGGAACTGTCGATTTATATTTACCTGTAATTTTAAGAATAGAATTATTGAGCCACTACATTCTAGGTGTGCTGTTGTTGAGTTTAGAACTACTGCTAAACAAAAACCAGCAGTTGCTACAGCTTTCTTTAAAAGAGTCACAGACATTCTTGCTAAAGAGGGTATAGAGCATGACCAGAAAGCAGTCTTAGAACTAATACAAAAACACTTCCCTGACTTTCGTAGAGTATTAAACGAACTACAAAGATATTCAGTGTCAGGTAAGATAGACTCTGGTGTTATGATTAATGTCAGTGAAGATTCTTGGAATAATCTGTTCTCGCTACTGAAAGATAAGAACTTTAAAGAGGTTCGTAAATGGGTCACTAAAAATGGTGACATTGAAACAACACAATTATTTTCTGATTTATTTAACAATGCTAATGATAAACTGACTGCCGAATCTGTACCACAGCTGGTACTAATCTTGGCTGACTATCAGTACAAAGCAGCATTTGTGGCTGACCATGAACTGAATAAAATGGCAGCACTTACAGAGATAATGGCATCCTGTAAGTTTAAATAATGGCAAATCCATTTCTCTACATAAATAATATCACTAACGACAAGAAGGATTTATTTAAGGATAATCCTCTTGCTGATAAAGATTATGCACCATTCATAGTCAATCGTGGATTAGGATATTTCCCTGATACTATAATGCAAGCAAACATGATGAATAGGTATGGGGACATCCCAAGGTCTTGGCAATACTATTTTTTACTAAATACTATTACAAAAGGCAAAAGGTTTTCGAAGTGGCATAAAGCTGAAAAGCAGACCGAGTCTTTAAAACTGGTTATGGAATATTATGGATATTCTCCAGAAAAGGCTCGTCAGGTTATGGATATATTAACAACTGACCAGATGAGTATAATAAAAGAAAGATTAAATAAAGGTGGTAAATGAAATGTCAGTTGAAATGATACATTACGATTGGTCGCCAGAGTCGATGTTAGAAGTCACTCTGCCTGAACCAGACAATTTTTTAAAGGTGAGAGAAACTCTAACGAGGATAGGAATATCCTCTCGCACAGAGAACAAGCTATTTCAATCTTGCCATATTCTTCACAAACAAGGCAAGTATTTCATAGTACACTTCAAAGAACTTTTTGCATTAGATGGTAAAGAATCTAATATTGCCAATAATGATATTGAAAGAAGGAATACAATTGCTGTATTATTACAGGATTGGGAACTCTTAAAAATAGTAAAACCTGAGCAAGCAGAGCCAAAAGCATCCTTGTCTCAGATAAAAGTTTTATCCCATAAAGATAAATCTTCTTGGGAATTGGTGCCTAAATATAATATTGGCAAGAAAAAATAAGGAGAGTAAATGGCTGACGCAAAGATTAGTGAACTTCCAGTACTAGCGACTCCAGAGTCTATTGATAAACTACTGATTGTTGACACTTCTGAATCTACTACAAAACACATTACATATGGAAGTCTAGTTTCTACATTACAAGGTGCAAATGTTACACTGGCTGCACTAGGTGATGTAAATCTTACTGGATTATCTAATGGTAATGTAATCAAATATAATTCTGCTGCCAACGAGTGGCAACCTGGATCTGATACAGCTGGTATCTTATATACTGACTTATCAGCGATTAATGCTACTGCTTCTGGTAGTGGATCCCTAGCATTTAATAATGTTACAGGTGTATTTACTAATACTCCTCCCGATTTATCAAGTTTCATAACAGCATCATCTTCAGATACACTTACTAACAAGTCTGGAAATATTTCTATGTTCACTAATAACAGTGGATATATTACAGCATCTTCATCTGATACTCTTACCAATAAAGGTGGTAATGTATCAATGTTTACTAACGATGCTAATTACCTTACTGCAACATCAACTAGTACATTAACAAATAAAACTATTGATGCTGATGGTACAGGAAACGATATTACAAACATAGAAGATGCTAACATAAAAGCATCTGCTGCGATTGACGCAACTAAGATTGCTGATGGCTCAGTCACAAATACTGAGTTTCAACATCTTAATACTGTGACTGGTAATGTACAAACACAGATAAATGCTAAAGCAGATACTTCTTCACTGGCAGCATCGGCAACTACTGATACCACTAATGCTACTAATATAGCAAGTGGTACATTAAACAAAGCTAGATTGCCTGCATCTATTGACGCAGATACTACTGGAAATGCTACAACAGCAACCACTGCCACAACTGCTACTAACTCAACAAATTTACCTAGCACAACTCTAGGAGCAAATCAAACTTATGCGATGGCTTATGTTTTTGATGCATCAGCAGGAACGAATGTTTATTCTATTGCTGTAAATGGTACTGTGTCTGGAGATAAATTATATGTATCAGCATTTACTCCAACAACATCAGATATCGGTCCAGGATATCAAGGAAATTTTCAACCACCAGCATCTGCTTCGGGAGATAATGCTGGGGATAATATTAATGTGTGGACACAATTAGACTCTACAGGTTCAAGCACTTGGAGAAACATGGGTCCACAAGCTGCAGTTTCGTACGATCCTGCTGGTAGTGATTGGTACAAAGTACCAGCATTATTCGTGAGGGAATCGTAAGAAAATTTATATAAAGGACTTGAAATTTTTGAAATGATACCTATATATAATGTAGAGAATGCCATAATGGGTTCTCGTAATTTAAACTCGCTTCATAAAGGAGGAAAACTATGAACGCAACATTTAATGTTTGGAGAGATACTTCTCCATTTTCAATTGGTTTTGACAATCTATTTGATACATTCGATAGAGTCAATGCTATTCACAAATCAGAAAGCTACCCACCATACAATATCAAGAAACTCAGCGATGAGAAGTTTGCTATTGAAATGGCTGTGGCTGGTTTTTCTAAAAAAGATATTACAGTTGAACATCAGGAGAACACTTTGACAATTAAGTCAGTGCCTTCTGAAAATAAAACTGAAGAGGAATATGTACATCAAGGTATTTCTAAAAGAAACTTTACTCGTACATTTACAGTCGCCGATGATGTAGTAGTCAAAGGTGGTACTCTAAAAGATGGAATGCTTTCCGTCGAACTCGAAAGGATTATTCCTGAAGAGAAGAAACTTAAAGTCATCGACATTAAGTAATTAACCAAGACTCCCCAGCCGATGCTGGGGAGCACCACTTTAATATGGAGATATATTATGAAAGATGAAGATATAAAATTGTTTATGATGAACTCAGGTGAGATTATTGTAGCAGAAATTGTCGACTTCGGTGTTGAGCAATACGAATGTAGAGTTCCAAGTATGCTAGTCACTGAACAACCTAACGAACAAGGAAAATCACAAGTAGGATTAGCACCTTATTGCCCATATGG